CACCACGACTAGTTTTATCACGTTCAAGAACGATACCGACCCGTCGGAGGATATCACAGTGAATGTGATTCGCTTTGAGCTGTCTGCCAATGGAACAACATGATAAGGAGGTGTGATGCTTGAAGATTGATATTTTGGACACATGGGCCGTCATTGTCGAGGACGATACCCTTCGGCAAAACTCGACTAAAACCTATGAGGTGGAGTTTAACTTCGCTGAGATCTGGGACGGATACTCCAAGACGGCCATCTTTGAAGCAGGCCCCGCCAGCGTCATCGTTGCCCTGACGGAAGACCGGTGCACTATTCCGGCCGAATGCCTGAAGCATGGAAGTGTCAAGCTTAAAGTCGGTGTGTATGGCGTAAAAGGTGAAGAGCGTAAGGGGACCGTCTGGTGCGTCGGCAGCATGATTATCCCGGATGCTACCATGAACATGGGCAGCTCTTCGGGGAACCCTTCTCCGGATGACGTGTATTCCGAAATTATGGCCGCTATCGGCGATCTCTCTGCCGCCGGATTCGAGGGTAAGACTTTGGCTGAGGTCTTCAAGGAGATCAAGAACAGCGTCTGCGAGACAGCAACCGACGAGGAAGTCAAGGATGCTTTGAACACCGCATTCGGCGCAAAAACCGATCCCTCTGAGCATCCTGAGGAACTTCCCAGTAATACGGCCACTGATAAAGAAGTCAGTGATCTTCTCGACGATGTTTTCGGCTGACAACCGCAAACAAATATTTTTAAGGAGGACATAAATATGTCTAAGCACACTACTCTCGACCAGCTGAAGATGCTGGCTCAGCGTACCAAGACCGAGATCGACAAGGTCGATACCAAAGTGGACAAGCTGTCTGAGCGGGTGGATGATATTGCCACCGTTGGCGGCGAGCCCAATGTCATCACCGAGATCAAGAACAACGGCACTGCCCTGGCTGTTGCCAATAAGGGCGTCGACATCGGCCCTTCCATCGCCGAGGCCGTGGCCGCCGCTGACCACCTGACCAAGAAGAAGGTAACCTCCGTAGCCGACATCGACCCTGCCGCCGACGGCGCCGACAAGTTCATCTACCTGGTGCCCAAGACCGACTCTGACGAGGACGACGTGTACGACGAGTACATGATTCTGGACGGCAAGGTGGAGCATGTGGGTAACACCAAGGTGGACCTGAGCGGCTACGTCCAGAAGGAGGATGGCGCTGGCCTCTACCCCGATGCCGACAAGGAGAAGCTGGCTGGCATCGTGATGGCCGAGGACGCTGAGATCACCGCCATGCTGGACGAGGTCTTCGGGGCGGCTCAGACTGAACCGACGCCTCCTGAGACCACCGAGCCCTGAACAATCTGAGAGGGGATGGAGAAATATCTCCGTCCCTTTTCGCATTTGAAAGGAAGATAAACGTATGGCAGAGAAGAAACTCAGCACTGTTGAGCAGCTCAAGATGCTTGCCCTCAGAGCAAAGGCTGATTCTGCCGCCCGTATCGCCGCCCTGGCGGCATTGGTTGCCGATGGTTATGGGCATCTCATCACGGTCACTTTGCCGGCTGGCAAATGGAGCGGCAGAGCACAGAAAATCGAACATCAGGCCCTTTTGGCGAACAGCGGCTACTGTTACTTTGTCTGCGGCGACGCCGACTGCTACATGGATTGCAGTGACACCGGCATCAAAGCGGACAATGTTGTAAAGGACGGTGAGGTTATGTTCCGATGTGAAGTCACACCCGACATAGACCTGACCGTAAATATTCTTCGACTGGAGGTCGAGACAGAATGAGTGAAAACCCCAATGTCGGCAAGGTATTCAATCTGACCGGCGGTGGCAGTAACGGCTCTCTCAAACTGGAGAGTTTGGATGTCACCAAGCCCCCTATCAAGACAACTTATAAGTCCGGGGAGAGCTTTGACCCCACTGGTATGGTGGTAACTGCCAGCTATGGCTATGGCATCACCTCGGACGTGACCGGATACACCGTGACCCCCTCCGTCCTGACCGACGGTACTACCGAGGTCACTATCACCTACACTGAGGGCCGAACCACTAAGACGGCGAGTACGCCTGTGACTGTGGAGAAAGTCCTGGTATCCATTGAGGTCGCTACCAACCCGACCAAGATGACCTATAACTACCTGGAGAAGTTCGAGCCTCATGGAATGGCTGTGACCGCCACATTTTCGGACGGTTCCAAGTCTGCCGCCACAGGGTATAGTTATCCCACCACGGAGTTCTCCACGCTGGGGCAGCAGGCTGTGAATCTGGATTACACCTTTGAGGGGGTTACCAAATCCACCAGTCTGACAGTGACGGTCGATCCCATTGAGGTGCCCGTTCCCACCCAGAAAGACGCCCCCAGCTATGACGGCAGCACTAAGCAGCCCATCTGGAACGGGTATGATTCCGTCAAAATGGCATTGGGCGGAACGACTGATGGAGTCAACGCCGGCAACTATACCGCTAAGTTCACTCTGGTCTACGGCTATGTATTCCCTGATGGGAGTAATGAGGCCGAGGCGGAATGGACAATTAGCAGAGCGGTTATTCCGGCACTGCCCACACAGAACAACGCTCTGGCCGCCGACGGCACGCCCAAGTCTCCTACTTGGGATGGTTACGTCGTAGGTCAGCTCACTATCAGTGGTGACCGATTCGGAACCGAGGCCGGCGACTACACTGCCGAGTTTACCCCGACCGACAACTATCAGTGGTGGGACGGCACTACTGATATGAAGACCGCTACCTGGACTATCTCCAGCGTCATCGTCCCTATCCCGACGCAAAAGGGCTCCCTCACCTATACCGGGGCGGCCCAGACGCCTCAGTGGGATAACTTCGATACGGAGAACTCTACCGTACAGGTCACGCCTGCTACGGATGCCGGCGAGCATACGGCTACGTTCTCTTTGCTGGCAGGTATGTGGTCGGATGGCACCACAGCCAACAAGACCATCAAGTGGGTCATTGGCCGGGCCACCATCGCCAAGATTCCGGCTCAGAGCGGTATGCCGAAGTACGACGGCAACCCCAAGACTCCGACCTGGGACACCAACTATGACGCCACCAAGATGACGTTGAGTGTGGAGGCCAAGGTCAATGCCGGGACGGCCTATACGGCTTCGTTCACTCCGACCCCCAACTATCAGTGGCCGGATGGTACGATTGAAGCCAAGGTGGTCACCTGGGCCATTGGAAAGGGCGATAACGCCATTACGGTGAGCCCCACTTCGATTACGCTGAACACTGCTAACAAGAGCGGAAAGTTTACTGTCAGCCGGAAGGGCGACGGTACTATCACCGCCACCTCCAGCGACACCAAGATCGCTACCATCGGCGCCATCAACCAGACCACCGGTGAGGTAACTGTCAACAGCGTTGGCGATACTACCGGCACTGCGACCATTAAAGTCAAAGTTGCCGAGAGTGCCAACTACCTTGCCCCGGCGGATAAGGATGTTCCGGTCAAGGCACAATTCGTCACCATCTACGGCGTGGAATGGGATTGGACCAGCAGCGGCCCCACCAAGGGCACCCGCACCGACGCAGCGGCCGGGTTCAGCGATCCTAATCCGGCTGTGAACAACGGTAATGGCTCCTCTCCCTTTGACAATCTGATGCCCTGGGCCGGCATGGTCAAGGAGACCCGTACCGGCGGCGTGATGGTCAAGGAGCCCAAGTATTGGTACAAGTGGACCAAGACGGGCAAGAAGCTGAAGCTCCAGATTGCGGATGGTCCTGTTGAGGGATTCCATGTGGACCCGGTGAACATGGATCGCGGCGATGGTCTCGGCGAACTGAACTTCTCCTACATTGCCCGGTATCACTGCGCCTCCGGCACCTACAAGTCGGAGACCAACAAGGCGCAGCAGGTCAGTATCACCAGAAGTGCGGCTCGTACCAGTATCCATAATTTGGGGGCTAACATTTGGCAGATGGACTTCGCCCAAATGTGGTACGTTGGAATGTTGTTCCTGGTCGAGTTCGCTGACTGGAATGGTGAGCGGATTGGCCGGGGCTGTTCTGCCAGTGGTTCTAAGGAGAACAACGGTAAGACGGACGCTATGCAGTACCACACTGGCACTACGGCGGCTAACCGGGATACTTACGGTTATACCCAGTATCGCAACATTGAGGGCTGGTGGGACAATGTATATGACTGGATGGACGGCTGCTACTACAACAGCAACGGCCTGAACGTTATCAAGAACCCCAACCAGTTCAGCGATAGCGCCAATGGTACGCTGGTTGGTAAACCGGTGGCTGGTTATCCTTCCGACTTTACCATTCCGACCCAAAGCGGATTGGAATGGGCATTGTTCCCCAGCGCTGCGGCTGGAAGTACCACAAATTATGTCCCGGATTACTGGAGTTTCAGCGGTGGTAGCCCGTGTCTGTGCCGCGGCGGTTACTTTAGCCAGAACCAGAATCGCGGGCCGTTCTGCGTCGACTACTACGGTGCGTCGTACACGAGCGCCGGCGTCGGCTGTCGCCTCCAGGAACGCCCGCCGAAGGCGGCGTGATTCCCCTGATAGAGGAAGGGGTTTGGGGTGAGGGGACCGCAGTCCCTTCCCCCAACTCTACGCCTTTGAACAATTCAAAATGGAGCTGAAACGCTCTTAAAAATCGCTTTTCTTTTGATAAAGGGAAGCGCGGGGTCAACTTTGCAGCAGACGATGTCCCGGATAACTGGAATTTCAACGGTAGTAACCCGTGCCTGCACCACGGCGGTAACTATAACCAGAACCAGAATCACGGGCCGTTCTACGTCAACTACAACGGTACGTCGAACACGAACACCAACATCGGCTGTCGCATCCTTGATAAGCCACAGGCTAAACCTCCTATAGGTAGTCAGGGTTCCTCACCCTTTCTATTACGCATCGTTGACCGCGCAGCACTGGCTGAAGATGAGCCGACAGGACACAGCTTAGTACACTTCGGGCCGGGTCTCGCCTCGGAACACCCCGCGGCGATGGAACAGTTGTGAGGCTACAAGGAGGAAAACATATCCCTGATGAAACGAGTTCGAGTTTACCAACAAATTCTCTCTGAGGAAAATCTGCGTCTTGCCATCCAGGAGGTCTGCCGCAGTCACCGGCGCAATGGCGACCACAGTCTGAACAAGAAGGTGCTGGAAATCGAGGCAAACCTGGACGACTATGTGAAGCTCCTTCACAAGTTCATCGAGGACCTGGTGAGCGGAGACGCCCATATGAACAAACCTATCAAGCGACGGCGCTGGGACCGGAACGGAGACAACGGGCGAGGGAAATGGCGAGACATCAACGAGCCCTTGTTATGGCCGGACCAGTGCGTCCATCACGCGGCCTTACAGGTCATGATTCCGCACATCATGCGGGGTATGGACCGCTACTGTATTGCAAGCGTTCAAGGCCGGGGCAACTCCTACGGCGTGAAGGCGCTGAAGAAGTGGATGGATGACGACCCCATTGGTACCAAATATGCCTTGGAGTGTGACATTTACCACTGCTTCGAGGAACTGGACCCGGCGTATGTCATCAATGCGCTGAAGCGGCTCTTCAAGGATCGGGAAACCCTTTGGCTGTGTGACGCCATGATGGAGTACGGCGTGCTGATCGGCGCATTCTTCTCCGCATGGTTCCTGCACCTTACAATCCAGCCGTTAGACCTGATGATTCACGACAAGAAGTATGGCGTGAGTCACTATTTGCGGCAGATGGACAACTTTACCATCTTCGGTTCCAACAAGCGAAAGCTGAGGAAGCTGTTGGAGGACATGAAGGTCTGGCTGGCCGCAGTCGGATTGAAGCTGAAGGGAAACTGGCAGATCTTCCGGGTGGGCTTCACACCTCTGGTTGCTAAAGCCCATGAGATGCTGCCCGAGAAAAAGCAGCGGCATCGCCGGCCAAGAATGCCATCCGCTCTTGGTTATCGGTTTGGTCGCGGGTACACGATTCTTCGGAAACATAATCTGTTCCGGCTGAAACAATCGCTGCATCTGTACTACTATCGACGAGATCGGAACCGGGTCATCTCATTCAAGAGAGCATCCGGCTTGATTTCGCGGCTTGGGCAGCTTCGCAAATGCAACAGCCAACAGATACTGGAGCGGTACTACCAACCGAAGACGATGTTCGATTTGAAGAAGGTCGTCCGAAAGGAATGCAGGCGGCTTCAAGCATTATATCCGCCTTATGTGGCGGCATAAAGGAGTGATACCATGAAAGTACATGGGATGGTAGATCCCGGCAGTTTTACCGTGGAACAGATCCCCGGGACAAACAGGAGTCTCGTGCGGCTTTTCCAGAATGTGGAGCCCTACCATGAGGAGAATTTCGACGGGTTCCAGTACGACGAGTACCATGTCGAGATTGAGACCTGGGACGGCATTGCCGCAAATGTGCAGGACAACTACGACGAGTTCCTGAAGAAGGGAATGGACAATGAAGTCGACCGCAGCAATGAGGCGCTGTTCCAAGCACAGCAGAAGACGGACATCGCTGTTCAGGACATGGATGGCATGAGCGTCGACCACGAGTATCGGCTGACCCTGCTGGAGCTGGGCCTGTCTGAGACTGATATTTGAGGAAGGGAGGATTAGACCATGTTGTATCGTACTCTGAAGCGCATGATCGAGCGCGGCCAGACCGATGGTATCGAGACCAAGCTGGACATCTTCTACGCTGCCGGCAAGATCTCCGAGGCCGAGTATTCTGAGTTGATCGGGATGCTGAGCGCCCAGCGGTAACCCTGCACAATGCTTAAAAGCAACAGGAGGTGACAGATATGGACGGAGATTATATCTCTCGCCATGAGCATGAGGAGTTCCGCCGGAGTATGGAGGCCGAGAATCAGCGTTTGGAGGATGAAAACAAACGACAGAATCACCGGCTGGAGGCGCTGGAGGAGACCGTTAAGCAGGTTGCCGCTATCAGTACATCCGTGGAGAAGCTGGCTCTGAACATGGAGAACATGCTAAAGGAGCAGGTCAACCAAGGGAAGCGCCTGGAGACATTGGAGAGTCAGGACGGCGAGAAATGGCGTAAGGCTGTTTGGTGCGTTATCAGCGCCATTATCGGCATCGCCGTCGGAATGATTTTCCGGCTTCCTGTTTCGTGATGGAGGTCGACGTATGCTGAACATCAAAGCAAAGGAAGTCGCGCCCATTGTGGAGCAGCCTG